AGGATTTCTAGTGTTAATATTATACTTAGGCCCGATAATTCTACTTGGCGTTTCAGCTGCCATTAAATCCTCTCTAGCATCTTCAAACTCCTTAAGCTCAACAGCTGCTGGCAATCCATCTCCTGCTTTAAGTTCGTATTTTAAACCTAATTCCATTAAGAACTCAGGGAATTTTACTAGGTCACTATCCTCTGTAAAAGCTGATTTACTTGTTGCCCCTGTTGAATCTGTTATCCATTGATTAGAAATATAATTAAATACAATTGTACTTCCGCTCTCATCAGGCGTTATTAAAATATTATTAGCTTGCTCCCTGTAATAGCGAATAATACCAACATTAGTAACAACTGAGCTTTTTAACACTTGCCATTCTTGTGGTGTTACTAAACCCATCTTGCGATAATTCGTTCTATCCCAATCGGTATCGTTTATATACCTTAGGAAATCATCATCTGTAAAAACATCGGAACGAGCATAAGAACCCGTCCCATCTGTTACAAAAGTTTCTTCTTTTTGCAGTACTTGCCAGTCGTGCATAGCATAAAGCTTTTTACCCACCTTATTAAGTAATGCTGAAGCCTTCTTAACGTATTTATCATCATTCCCCACTACTGTTTGAGGCTCTTCTCCTAGTAGTGTTTCGTTTGTTACGTTTTGTATTATTGTTAGTAGGCTCATTTTCGCCCTCCAATTCTAATTGTTTATTACCTTCTAGTAACTCAATCTTCTTTTCAAGTGCCTTAATAGTTTTTTCTAATTCTGAGGCGTAGCTTTCGCCTTTTATAAACTTCTCGGCTCTTTTTACTAAATCCCTACCTTCATATAAATTCTTTATAGCCTTCTCATGCAAACCAGCTAACTGCTCTATAGTTTCCACCTTTATAGCCCGTAAAGTAGAAGTTTGACCTGGTGTTATGCCTGGCAACATCTCAAGCGGTATTCCATTTTGCTTTGTTTCTTCACGATTTAAATAGTTATCATAATGAAACTTAAATCTTTCCCTATCCTTATCAGTCATAGGCCTTTCTGTTACTTGGTTTCTTTGGCCTGGTGCCATAATTGACACATATTCTATATCATCAAAAACTTGTTTATTCTCTTGCTCACTTTTAAACTTATTTAATTTCGCCTTCTTAAAAATCTTAACAGCTAACAACTTGTCGTGCTGCTCGTTCCAATCTCTCTTTCCATTATACATAATCCGCTCCTATTATTAAAGTAAGGGCAGGGACAAAACGCCCCCACCCCATTAGTTTAGTGTGGGAAATGACACATAATTATATTTGCACTTGCATCTATAGCAGTTGCACATATTGAGTCAGTTACCAACGCTGTTACGTCTAGCGTACCATCCGCTGCACCCGTAGGTGTTAGAGGGTCGCCATCAGCACCAGCTGTTAAAGCTATAGTTAGTGTTGCAAGTCCTGAAACTTGAACCCAACCATAAGTGCCATCAGTCAACGCTGCTTGTAATACACCAGCACCAACCTCATCACTATCTGATAAATCAGAAGTAACAATAGTACCAGTTGCATCACCAACGGCAACAGTTGCATAGTAAGCAACCTCACCAGCTACAGCAGCCACAGCCGCAGTTGCAGCCTCATACTTTACGTATTTGTAAACTTTACCTGTGTCTTGTTGTGCAAGCTCGCCAAGTTTAAAAGCTGGGCTTGAATCAATAACAGTTAAATCTACACCTATTTGATATCCCATGATATCCTCCTATTAATTAATTAATTAGTCTTTAAGTACGCCTTGCAAACTACGGTTTGAACAAGTCAAGTTACCCATAAATAGTATAGGCATAACCATAGCGTCCTGATTAATTGGCTTATCCATTTCACCAGGTGCAAAATTAGCTTGCTCATGGATATCAAAGAATAAATAATCAGTGTTCAAGAAATACATGTGATTAGCTGGTATATCGTTATCCAAGATAACTGGTACACCTAAGTAATCCAATGCTGCAAAACCACTAGAAGCCATCCTAGCAACAGAACCCTCACTAACGTTAATACGTTGAATAGTTTGAAGAGCTTGCTGATAGAAGTTGTAATAGTTTTGGTCACAAACAATAAGGTTAGGCTTATCAGTTCCACGAGTTAACTGATTATAAACCGTATTCATGTACTTAATGATGTTAGAAGCTGAAGCAGCTGCGCCACCATCTGTAGTCGCATCATAAGCAATGTTTCTCCAGAAAGTTTGCACAGAAGCGTCAATACCGCCAACCGTTCCAGTTGTAGGGTCATCAGCAACAATTAGCTGTAGTCCACCAATCTGTTTACCAGCACTACCTGTACCATCAGAATATAAGCCAGTGTTAATATTATTAGCCATAGTCATCATAGCAACTTTAGTTCTTGAAGTCACTAGGTCTATAATTTGCGACTCTCCGCTGTTTTGTCTGCGTTCAAGCCCTGAAATAGTTATATTTACGGCTGCTTGTTTCCAGTCATAGTTAGCTGAAGTTAGCGTATCACTTGCAGAAACATCTAAAGTTTCATAACCAGTATAATATTGGAATGTAGAGTTTTCTGCATACGCCAATTGACGCTGTATAGACTCACCACCTGATTTTAACTGAACACCACCTTTATCTTTTAATGCAGTTAGTAGTGCATTTTTATCGGTAACATTATCCGCAAAATCCCCTTGAAAATCTCTCAATGTACTTGAAAGAATTTCAGTAAAAGTACTATTTGGAATAACCATTTTTAATCCTCCGCTTTAAGCTGAGATATTAAGAACTAGCTTTATGCTCCCGCAACTTCTCCTTGAACCTATCTTCAAAGCTCATTTTTCTAGGAGGCTGGGTTGCTACCTTTTTATTAGTTACACCTCTTGCTGCTTTTTTAGCTTGCGCCACTGCCTTCTTATCAGCTTCCATATCCTGCCTTGACTGCGCCTTTTGCTTTTCTTCTAAAGCCAACTCTCGCACAGTTGGAGTCATGTTATAAGCCTCTTCAAGCGTTTTCGCTTTTCCTTTTTGCAACAATATACCCATCTCATCTTTTACTTCTTTAAAAAGAGGGTATTTAGGCTCACCACTATCATCAATTGCAAATTCAAAGTCCTTAATCTGCTTAGCAATATATGCATCTTCACTTGCTGCTGATTTTGTTTCGCTTTGCGTCTTGTTGTTTTTTAGGTCTGCTATTTCTTTTCGCATCTCAGCGATTGTTTTATCATAATCAACAATACTATCATCATCGTTAGTATTGCCAGTAATTAAGCTAGGGTCGACTTTATAAGCCTCCATTAGCTTNTTTATAGTATCAGCTGGATTTGTTATTAGACTTTGCTCAACATTTAATAACCTTCTAACATAAGTAGGCTCGTCAATGCCACGCTGTCTTAACGCTTCCTTAGCTCTCGTATCAAATACATCATCCCATATACTCACCTTCTTAGCGTATTCAGCACGCTCACCAGCTTTCTTGTGATAATCCTTTCGTAAGTTCTCATACCTTTCAATAAAAGCTTCCGCAGCTTCTTTTGTTTCTGGATTCTCTAAGGCATCTTCGAACTTCTTTTTTTCTGATGCTGTCCATTCTTTAGGTATTAACTTAAACTCTTCTTCTTGCTCTTGAGGCTCTTCTTCTTTTACCTCTTCAGTAGCCTCTTCAACTACTTCTTCTTTCTCTTCTTCAACTTCCTCAGTAACAACTGTATCGCTCGGTGCTTCTTCATCTTTTCGCCCCATTGCATCGTTCATTGCTTGTTGCAAGCTATTTGCAAACTCACTAGTTTCTACTTCCTCTGTCATATTGCCGCTCCTTTTAATGACATTAATTAAACTCCTACAATTGCATTATCATCAGGGTTGGCTCTTTCCGCTTCCAACGCTATTGAATCTAATGCTATCTTAACCCCTTCAAAATCTAACTTTTCTTTTTCTCTTTGGTCTTTTAAACCAATTTCAGCTGCTTTTATTTCTAATTCCTGCGCTCTTAATTGCAATTCAGCTTGCTTCAACTGTGCATCTATTTGTAGTTTAGCCTGCTCTCTTTTTTCTTTTTGCTCTTCAAGACTTGGAGGTTTTGGCTTTCCTTCTTGTTGCGAAGCCTGCTTAACTCTATCCATCACAGCCTGCTCAATATCACGCCCCATTTTGAACTTTTTAAGCATAGCCATCAATAAGTCACTAGTAGCTTGTAAGCCTAGCACTTGAACCATTGCAGGTGTTCGTTGCACAAACTCACTAATAGCACCTGTAAACTCTATTATATCTTGCTTATCAGCTATATCATCAGCTGAGATAGTAGAATCTGTTTGAATATCAACCATTACACTAGCTGGCTCTGTTTGCTCTAATATCTCTTGATAAGTTTGCACCTCTTCAATTGGAATAGATGTTTGTAATGCTATAGTTCTAGGTTGATACTTATTTACAATTATCTGCCCTGCAATCCTAAAACAATCACGTATCATCCTTTGCACATCACGTTGGAGCTTTGATATTCTTAATGTTCCAAACCTACCCTTGATTTGTTGCGCTCCTAACGTTTCTCTAGGGTCTGTCTGCCCTCTTAATATATCAGCATAACCCATAATTTGATATATAGCCTGTATAATCTCTTGACGTTGTTTATATAAGCTCTCAATAACTGCAATCTGGAATGTCAAATCCTCTGCATCCATGACGTTTTTAATGCCACCTTTACCCTGCAACTTACTAAAATCTTTAACAGGTATAAACTGATTATCTTGTGCGCTACTTAATTGCTCTAACTCTTTAAAACTTGAATCATAAACACCACGTCTGCGCAAACTATCTATATTCCTACGAATCCTTGTCGATACCTCATCAAGCTCATTTGCTAAGTCTTGATAAAATATAAACAATGGTACTGGTATAATCTCACCCGTTGTAATAGCTGAAAACATCGGCTTTGGTATTGGAAAAAACCCATCTAATTCAAGTGGGTCATCATCTATTCTTAATGGCGATTGTATCCCTTTAGTTACCCAAACAACTTTGCGGTTAGTCTTATCCCAAACTTCCCAAATTTCAGCTAGTCCAAACTTATTATTTTCTGGTGTGTAAGCCTTACTAGTCTTATCAGCTTCATCTTGGTAGGTATATTCTAAACGCCCTGCTAACTCAGCACCAAACTCAACCTTTGCCTCATCATAGGTAAATAAACCCCGAAACGCTAACCAAGGTAAAGCGCTCCATTTTTTACACTTTGGATAAAGTAAATCTTTCCAATGAACATGCTCGTAACAAAGCTCTTCAAAGATTAATTTCTCATCTTCTTCTATCTCAATATCACCAACATCGTTTATTACTTCTTTTTCATCAGTCTTAAACGTTGGTTTATACATCACACGTAACACACCAGTGCCAGCTAGTAATAAATCCTTTACTGCGCATTCTATATTATCAATAGTTTCTGGTAATGTGCCGTTGTAAGATAAAACATCTTCAAGCATCTTTGCAGCACGTCTAGCATTCATACTATCAGTATCAGCTGCACGAACGTCTGCTTGTGGGGTTTCACTGAATAATATAGGGAGTATTGTTTCTGTGTTTGAATATAAAATATTGTACGTTGATAAGAACGCACCGCTACTTATATCTCGTTGGCTAGTGCTACGCTCTTCATCTCTATAACGACATTCAATCTTATCGCCTCTTGTGTGGTATTTCTCATGGTATGACTTAGCAGCATCTATTTGCGCTTGCCAAAAATGCAACGTATCACCAGTTTTTGATTTTGGTATCTTCTTTTCTTTAGACATGCTCTAACCATATAAAGTTATAATAGAATAACATTATAGCTTAGTTATTTCAAGTGTTTATATTAAGAACTTCTTAACTCCACTTCTGCCGCTGCTTCTAAACCAGAATCATACGCTTGCATATCTTTTGACCTTGTCTCGTAATATAAACGCTTTGCTTCCTCTACGGAAATATTTATAACAGCCACAACCTTACCACCTTCTATTGTTTGTCTATACCCTTCTGGGGCAGCTTCATTCCAACTATATAAATAATACTTATCACTCATTTCCTTCTCCTTTTAAGTTAAATTATTACCCTTCCACTACTGTTATTGTTACGCCTCATAACACCCATAAATGTATTAGAATCATCAACTACTACACTACCGCCAAAGTCCTCTTGGTAACCAACAGCCAAGTATCTAAATGCGTCTGCCCCGTGTTTAAACCAACCCTTTGCAGGTATGCCAGTAAATATCTTGTGCTTATCATCCCATTGCTGAGCAAACGAGCCTAACGACTCACGGCCCTCTTGAGTCTTAAACTTATCAAATACGCAACGATTAAAAAACGCTTTTGCTACAAATATATCTGATACTTCCGATTGTGTGCGTCTATGGCATTTAAACTGGTGGCTTGGCAATAAATCTCTAAATTGTTCTAATACGCTTTTGCCATCTCTTGAACCCATTTGAACATAATCTGCATCGTGTGGTAAATGATGCTCTTCATATAGGTAGTTTCTTTCCTGCAATATCTTTGCATAATGGTCTGGCCCACGCATATTATTCTGGTAATAATCTATAACTCTAACCTCACGCCCTGCATATTGCACAAACCATATAGCCGTGTAATCTGAACGCCCAATATCCCACCATGTATGAACTGGCAAGCTAGGGTCGTAAGGCACGCTTGTTATACGTTTGTCTTGCTCTGCCTTTGACAACTCCCCAACATAGTACGCACCAGGCAATGCAGCATCAAACGAGCAAAAGTATTCTTGCAGCCAGTAAGCTTTTCCAGCATCGTTACCATATGCAGATTGATATTCTTTTAATTCATTCTGCAACTGTTCTTCTGTAAATACATCAGTGTCATTAGCTGTTGACTTCGTACAGAACCATTCTTTTGATTGCTCTGCCATCTGGTGTAAAGTATAACCATGATTCTTTCCACGTGATGTATAAATGAATATAGCCCACCCACCATTTTCTGCAAGTATAGGTCTAAGATAAGCCCATGCGCTAGGGTCACATAAAGACCACTCTGAAAATGTTAAGCCATAAGGAGGTGAGCCAACTAATGAATTGTAGTTGTCACTTCCGACTACTTGCCAACTAGAACCATTGACAAACTTAATCATCATTTCTTGTTCTCGTGTGGTTTCTCTTATCTCTTGCGGAAAAGCTTCATCTATACGCCTTATACCTGTGTGAGGATTAACAGCTTCCCAAATAGCCTTCCTTGCCTGCGCTGCCTGTGGTAACATATGCCAATAAGTAGCGGGCTTTTCCATTGCTGATACAGCAGCCCAATGCAACGCTATATCATCCTTCCCCCAACGACGATGCGCAACTATACAAGCTCTTTTAGCACCTGTGCACAATGCTTTCCAAGTAGGCACTTGATAAATTCTAGGCTTCCAATTATTAGGAATCTGTATTTGCATCTACACCCTTATTAACTATGATTTGTATATCACCTGAATGCTCTAGTTCTGTAGGGAGTAGCTTGGCGTACATTTTATAGAACTCAGTCTTTTCTTCTTTAGCCCAATTGGAAAATGTTTTATCACCACCTATTGTTTCATAAACAAATATAAGACTGTTCTTTACGTCAGTACCTATTCTGTTTTTGACGCCTTTTTTTCTGCCACCTACTTTCTTATGTCCTTTCTCAAACTTTGCCATAATAAACCACTGTTATAGTGAAAATAGTTCCTTTCCTATAACAGTATAGCATAATTACTAACAAAATCAAATATTTGCTTTATTATATATCCTACAATAAATAAATATACCGCAATAAAGCCATATCCTATGATTATTCTACCCATTTAATCCTCTCTCTATATCCCTTATAATATTCTCTATATCAATAGGGTCTATGCTGTATTGATTTAGTATTGTTCTTATATTATCAGCGGTCATTTACTCCCCCTTTAATTGGTTAGATATGGTGTTGATAGCTGCTTTTACCGCTTCAAATTCAGTGGTATCAACTATGCAGTCGTAAGCGTCAAAGACACCATCCATATATTGACTACTATCTGTTTCAACCTCTTTTTTAACACAAGCAAACTTACGCTCGATAATATCAACTAAAGCATCAGTTAATCCCAACAGCCTATCACTCTCTAGCCTTTCTTGTATCTGGTCTAGTTCTTTAAGGGCCGCTACAAGTCGCTCTACACAACCAGCCATACCTATGATAGCCTCATAAGCTTCAGTAAGTGCTTCTATACCCTCCTGGTCCCTCTCTAGTAATACTTTTTTATTATCCTTAATAATATCAAGCATTACTTTTATATCATCCACCTTACAGTATTCCTTAGCTTCCTGTATTAATGCTTCCCTTACTTTCTTCATAATCTCTACTCCTCTTTATCTTATTATAAGGCGGTGGCGTTTCCGCAACCTTTAACCAGTGGCTATGAATTTAATGCAGAATGACCAGCTTTTTACTTCCGCTACTACGGCACTATTCAAACGCTCAATTCAGCGAGTCTTAGTTAGTTTCTA